GTTGTTGATCTGCAAATGCATTTTGTTGTTGACGTTGTAAAGTTTCCGCAGCTTTTTGTTCTCGTTTAGCAGCTAAGTAATCTGCCATTGTTTTAGATCTTCCAAATAAACTTGATTGCATTTTTGTATTTATATTTTGTAATGCGTTAATTGGATTTACTTGATCTGGAAGAAAACTTGTTAAAGCAAGTTGAGGACTTAAAATACCTTTTAATATATTTCCTTTTAAACCTTCCAAACCTGCTTTTTTTAAAGCATAATTTTTTAATCTATCTTGTATAATATTGCCTGCTATCTCTTTTATAGGTGGTAAGTTTATTCCACCTTCAGGTAATAAATTTAAATCTTGATTGACCATCGGTTGGTCTATAGTCGAAAAAGAAGGTACATAACCCTCGAACCCAGGTTGTGCTTGTATCGCAGCTATGCCAGTTGGATCTTGTGCCATAGCAACATTATTAGCATAATCTCTTAAAAATATTTCGTCCATTATCCCCTCATACCATCAGGTTGTACATCTGCTCTAAACGTACCAAATCTCCAGTTTTGATCTGTTGAGGTATTCGCAATTTTTAAACTAGCGAACCTAGACCTAGCACGGGTATCTATCTTATCAGTTGAACTATTTACTGTAAAGGGTCCAAGAGGTGAAGATACTGCTCCATCTGCAGGATAGTCTCTTAAATTTATTGTTATTTGTGCATCTCCAGTTAATAATTTAAAGTCTGGTACAAACCTTCTCATACTAATAAAGACTTCTCCCTCTCCTAGATTAAAATCACCAGATTGAATAAATGCAGGTATTGCCGTTTTAACTCCGGTTGAACTAACTTCGTTGTTACCAACTTCATGAGCATAATAAGTAGATGCCCCATTAACATTAGTTACGCCTTGAATAGTTGGGAATGTAGGAGTACCTGTTGCATTAAATTTAGTCGCGTACGGGTTATCATACAATGTAGCATCTGCCCACGAAGTTCTATCCATAGAACCTGTAGTCCAAACATTTTCCTCGTAATTATAAGATACCACTCTATCAACTTCTTCTGATCCTGATTTAGGGTAGAACCAATTAATCTCACTGTATAAATGATTTAAACCTGCATAAACAACCTCTCCAGAATTATAATTAATACCAAGATTGCTACCTTTATTAGTAAATACAAAATCTTCAACTAAACAAGGAACAGCTTTTACAGTTCCATCATAAACAAAGAAACCACCTGCTTGACCCATCCACCATACAGCACCATTAACATATTTAATTGCATGTTGACCGATCGCTCCACAATTACTTCCTACTTGTCTAATAGAAAAAGTAAAAGGTGGTCCCACAAATTGCATAACATAGGCAGAAGTATCTGTAAGTATTAAAATATAATCTTTAGCTTTTGCTGCACCTATTATCTTAACACCGGAGTCTAGTCTAAAAGTACCTGCAGTATTAATTGATGTTGGTGTGTAATCTGAAATATCTTCTTGATCAGAAAATCTTATAAACATTTTATCTTGTTTAGATGGATCACCAATTATAGTTTCAGTTCCAAGTACAATTAAATGTCTATCTCTTTCAGACACAATAGACATTACTGATCGTGTAGGTGCACCACTTACAATAGTGGCTCTTGTTGTTAAAGCATTAGGATTCAAATTAATAGGACTCCATTGAAATGTTTTACCGTTTTTAACAGTCGCAATAAGTATTTGACCAAAATGATCTAAAGACCAAGATCCAGGATCTAATGCAACTGTAGAAGTGCTTGATGCCTCGCCCCAACCACCTGCGCCCCACGTATCTGTACCCCAACCATAACCATAAGTTTGTGAAAGTGGGCCAACAGTTGCGTAAGGATTTATATCAGCAGAGCCGCTTGCAGATGTTGTTGCAGTTGCAGCAGCAGCCATAGTAATTGTAAAAGTGTTTGCATCGGGTGCTGTCACTACCTGAAAAGTATTTGTTTCAAAATCAGCAGCTACATACCCTGCACCTGAAGGTGGTGTTACATTTGTAAAAGTAAATAAATCTCCTGCACTCAAATCATGAGATGTATAGTTTACGGTGACCGTTGCTGATGTATCTGTAGTATCGAATGTTGCACCTGTAAGTGCTGTATCTAGAGGAGTGATGTCATAAAAAGCACTTTCATAATAAATAAACAAACCTTTGTTAGTGCCTAAAGCCACATATTTTCTACCATCTAAGTCAGCCCAAACAAGCTGTTCTCTAACAGCACCAACTAAAGTAGAATTAGTTATCTGTTCCCAACCACCAATTTTTTCTGGTAAACCATATCTAAATCTAACAAAATCACCATCTGTCCATTGCCCTTCGGCTCCAGTTTCTGTAACTTGTTTGTTAAATCCAGGTCTTATATTAATTAAATTTAAAGCCATAAAAGCATTATACCTTATTATAATAGGCAGTAAAATAGCCCTACTCTTTATTTTTATTTATTAATAGCCATTTTTTTATTCTTTTTTTTGTTTCTGTAATTTTATATTCAGGACCAAGGTATATAGAATTAAATTTAAATTTTCTAGTGTCTTTTGTGTTATCATAATAATAATATAAAGCTGCCCCTAATGATTGACTAGCATCATTTGCAATAGGGTCAATAAATAAATTTATATTTTTAAAAGTATTTTTAATAACACTATTTCCTAAAATATTTAATGCACACCCACCAGAAAATACTATATTTTTACTATTTGTCTTATTTAATATATATTTTATTTTTTGTATAAATATTTTTTCTAATGCTTTTTGTAAGGCAAAAGCGTAATTAGCTTTGTATTCAAAAGAATTATTTTTTAATTTTAAATTATTTTTAATATCTAATGTTCTATCATTTTTAAAAACATTCATGTTTGCTTCATTGTTAAAAAGTATATTGGGGACATTTTTTGATATTTTTCCGTAGGAAGATAAACCCATTGTTTTTCCACCTTCCAATCTATTAAACCCTAAATAGTCAGAAGAACTTCCATACATAACCCCTATATCTAATCTATGGCTAATATCTAATTTAAATTCTTTAAAATTATTTTCTAATAAATCCGTATTACAGTAATGATGTCTATTAGGATCATATGTTAGTTTTTTATATAAAGGATTTATTTTATTAGGGTAAGAACAGTTGTATATAGAAGTAGTTTCATAAAATATATTATTATTAATATTAACTTGTTCCCCCCATCCATCTATGACTAAAGAGGTTGCTTGTTTAAACCCAGATAAATAAAATGCAGTACAAGAATGAAATAAATGATGGTTTTTATCATCAATAATAACGTTTTCAACATTATTTAACAGTTTTAAAAAATTGTTTATTTGATCTTTATTATAAAAATTACAAAAAATTAATTGATCTATCTTTATATATTTTTTTAATATTTCAGCTAATGATGGATCTAATAACGCAGAATGTTTTTTTCTATTTAATCTTTCTTCTTGAATAAACAAATCAATTTTATTATCTTTTAATATTGTTATAGAAGCATCGTGACATGCTAAACTAATTGCAGCTGTTATCATTTTTAAAAAGTGTTTTTAATTCTGGTAAATATAGATAGTTTAAATTACTTTTTTTAAAAGTATCCAAAGCATCTTCAATAGTCTCTACTAAAGGATCTCCAGCTAAATTAAAAGAAGTATTTAATAAAATTGGAACTTTAGATAATTTATAAAATTCATTTATTATATTATAATAATGTTTATTTTGATTCTCAGTTACGGTTTGTATTCTGCAAGAACCATCCACGTGAATAACCGCCGGTATTTTATTTTTATTTTTAATGCATTTAAAAGAAAACGTCATATGAGGAGACTCTTCCATACCTAACATATTAAACCATTTACTAGCTTCTTGCTGCAAAATACTAGCTGCAAGAGGTCTAAACATTTCTCTTTTTTTATAAATATTCATTTTATCTTTGTTTTCTTTGTCTAACGGACTCATTAACAACGAACGATTTCCAAGTGCTCTTGGACCAGCTTCGGATCTCCCCTGAAACAATCCTACAATTTTATTATTTAATAATAATTTAGCTACTTCTCTATAATTAATATTTTTAAAATGTTTCATTTATTTATAGTTTTATTAAAAATCCAAATATCCACATTGTTCTTGGTATGTTACCAGTCACAGTGGAGCACCCGTGATTAACATCAGAAACTAAATAACACCACATGTCTCCTTTTTTTATTTTTAAAATTTCATCCTCTATAATAGGAAAACCTCCTTCAGAATCAGATAATACTACATTACAATGAAGTGTTTTTAACCCCTCTTCCCATATTGGGTCTTTATGAATATATAAATTATCTCCTACTGGTGCATAACTTGCTATCATGCCTTCGTAAAAGGGTGGGTGTCTTACTTCAGGTAATTGTAACAGGTTAATTAGTCTTTCTTTAATAGAAAAAACATCTTTTGGAAAAGGAACATTTTCAGAGTATCTGGTGGTTACTCTTTTTCCGTTCATATTAGCATCTTTAAAAAAGTCTTTGTTTTTATTATCTACGATCCATTTATTTAAAAGAGTGCATTCTTCTTCGGACAAAAAATTTTTTATTAATTTATAGGTTTTCATGAATTTTCTTAATAATATGGACATAGTTAAAATTAGTTATTTCATAATCTACTTGTTCTGGTTTTTCAAATATCTTATTGGTATCTTCAAATCTTCCTGATTCAATAGTATTCATCCAAACGGTTATGTCGTACTCTTTTCTATATAGATTATAGGGACAAATAAAATCTACTATGCAAGTTTTATTTGCAATTGTACATAAATCAATCATTCTGGTAACTTGTCGTATTCTTCCCGTTTGAGAAAAATCCCAATCCTTAAACATCGCCCTTATTTCATCCGCATTAAAATGGGGCATGTCTGTTTCTGCAGTTAGTTGTTTTGCAAAAGTAGTTTTCCCTGAACCTGGTAAACCAAATACTAAAATTTTCATATATCTAAATTAGAATATTGTTTTATAATATTGATTGGTAGATAATCTTCTATACTATATTTGTTTAATTCTATTTCTTTTGTTCTTATTGTGTGTAGTGGTCCATTATTAACACTGTCGTCATAACTAACATTGTTAGTAGAAAATTGTTTTAAATTACTTAAATTAAAATTTGTAAATGGAATTTCTAAGAAATCAAAAATTTTTTTTATTTCTTGATTAGGATTTTCAATAAAATCTCTATAGTGTATGATAACATAATTTTCTTTTTCTTTTATAATATTTTTTATGCTCCATAAACTCTTTCCAATTATTCCCTCATGGAACATTAAGTTGTGACATCTTGTTTGAACATCTGTTGGTTCTTCAATTTTTATAAATGATGCAAGACATTCTAATACTGGTCTATAAAGAATAATAAATTTAGGTTTTACAATAATTGACTTTAATATTTTTAAATTAGTTGGAGTTCCCCACACACCTCTAGTTATAATATTATCTGCATTCCATTCTTTATAATAATTATTAAATACATTTTTTATAATATTATCTAAAGATTTTTCATCAGGGAAGTTTTTATATATTTCAGTATCTTTAATTAATTGTAATTGATAAAGTACATCTGATAAAATTGTATTAGCTGTTAGTTTTACAGATTTAGATTGATTTATTATTGAACCTAATAAGGTGTTTCCTGCTCTAGGTAAACTAAGTAAAAAATATAGGTCTTTCATTTTGATTTTAAATTCTATTGATCTATATCAAGTTTATCTAAATGTTTTTCTTCAGTTTGTTTTCTCCTTAAATCTTCATTAAAATTACTATTCCAATCGGCTACTATTTTAATTAAAATATTCCCAAAATGCCTTAAACCCTCTGCTGAAAAAGTAAGTTTTCTTTTTCTTATAATTATAAATAATTCTTTCCATGAAAAAATTATATCACAAGAACCATCTTTTTTTTGTTTAAATATCATATATTATTTTATCATACCATACAAAGGTCTTCTATCTTTAAACCATTCCTTATTTAAACCATTCTTATCTACATAATGTAAAAATGTTTGTGCATGCCAATCTCCTTTAAATTCTTCTCTCCAATGCTCTGTTTCACACCCAGAATATATAACTGCATCACCAGGTTCTAAGTTAATCTCTGTTCCGTTCATGTAGATAGGCCATGAAGTACCATCAGAACCTATCATTACAGTAACACTTACTTCACACGCTGGTCTGTCTATGTGTTTTTTTAAATCTGCATGTAAGGTATACATTCTCCAAAAAGCATAGGTAGGTAATAACTCCAATCCAGTTTCTTTTTGAATCAACTCTATTTTATTGACCATTAAAGATTCCATTAACGGATCTGCATAAAAAGAAGTGTCGCCATTATTATTTTGTTTATAATCAAATGAATCTATGTTTAATCTATGTTTTATTCTACAATAATCTTTTAACAAAACTATTTCCTCCTTTGTTAAAAAATTTTTAATTAACTTATATTTAAAATCTTTTATAGTGCCCATGCTACCACCGAGTATCTTATTCCTTTTGTTACAGGTTTTACTGTATGTGGATATAAAAAGTTACTTGGCCAAATAATCATTCTATTTGGTTTAACTTCTATTTCCATTTCTTCAGATCCGTCTGGATTTCTAAAACAAAGATTTCCTCCTTCGTAGTCATTATTAAGAAGTAATATACAACTCATTGTTCTTGGAACTAATGCAAAATGATCTGTGTGCCAAGTATAAAAACCACTCTGTTCATATTTTAAAACACTTATGTCCCTTATTGTTTCCCAATTAAAATCAATAGTTTTAGTATTTTTTGCATACTGTGAAAGATTATTTCTAAAAAAATGTAGTAACAAATTATGCCAATGCACTTCTGTCATTGAGTTGTTTAAATTATTAAGTTCTTTGGTATAGGTTTTTCTTATATTAAAATCTATTTTTCCTTCATTTCCAACACTAGCTTTATGAAAATCTACAGTGTTTATGTATCTTAATAAATTACTTAAAATTTTTAAAGGTAAAACTTCATCGTACACTTGTATAAAATTTTTTAATTCCATGATTTTTTATTCCAAAATTTATTTTTATATATATGCAATAAACTTAAACCGTAAAATGTTTTCCCTTTTCTCATTTCTTCTGTATTTTTACCTGTAATTTTCATTTTCCATTTATCTCTTTTGAAAGGGATTATTTGAACATATGGTGTACCTTTTTTTATAATAGTATCGAGTGTAGGATATTTATCTCCATTAATTACTATTGGAAAATTAATTTCATTAGAAAAAGTATCCGTGTCTACAATACCAGGGATTATAGAGAACCTATCGTCTATATTATTTAATGGAGGTACAAATAAACAAGAATAGCCTGGTGGAGTTTTTATAATCCAAGGGTTAAGTATTTTTAAAAAAGGAAGTTGTTTATTTTTTTCAGCATGAGGAGAACCTAAAACTTGTTTTACATTATGTAAATCTGGGGAATGCCTACCTAAATTTATAGATTTTGCTTGAAGCAAAGAATCATCTATATTAAGTGGATGCCATTCAATGTCTGGTTTTCCTTCTTTATTTTTTTTATTATGTACAAAACCATAGTCTCGAGGTACTTTTAGAAGATAACCAGTTGTTAATGTATCTAAAAAAGGCATACATCCTTTAATAGTTTTATTTTCTATAGTATGTTCTAATTTTTTATACCATTGGGGAATATTTAATTTTATTGGAATAGGTTGATCCTCTTTTAAATCAACATAATCATTATGAGATATAAATTCTATTTTTTTTTCAAGCATTTTAAATACTTATACAGAAAGTAATTTAAAAGTAAAGTGTTATAAAAGTTCTAACGGATGTATAGCAGTTGTTCCTTGATCTTCTATATAGGATTCTAAAGAATAATTTAATGGATATTCTTCTCCAACAAGAAAAGAAGATGTATCAATAGATTTTAAGTAATTTAAATAAGTGGTTACATTAGATGCTAAAGGTTTTGAATTATTCGATGTTAACCAATCTTCAATAAGAGGTATAATACTATTTATATAAGATACTAAAGTATCATGATTATTAAAATGTGTTAAATTATGTGAAACATATGTTACCTGGTTTCCATTTTTAAAACTAACATCTTTTGTACCTAATTTAACTCCAGTATAGTCAGTGTTGTCCACTGTAATAACATCATATAGATCATCTGACCAATTTTTATTATCATCATATACAGATTGGCTAGAAGCTATTCTGTATAAAGAACATTCTTGATTGTCTGAGTTTTTATTAAAAATAAATATTGCCATATGTTTAAGTTCCTATATTTTCAAAAATAGCTAAAACTCCTGCTTCACCAGGAGTGCCAGGTGCTGCATTACCTCCGTCACCTCCTATACCAAATTGCGCATTAGCTGATCTTTCACCTACTACAAAACCTCTGTATGTAGCTAAATCTGCTCCAGGAGCGGATCCAGCATTTCCAGGAGTTCCAGGAGGAGTTGAACCACCGTTACCTCCATTTACTGTACCAATAGTTGCTATAGTAGTTGCTCCTCCCGCACCACCATTACCTGAATATCGAGCTCCTCCAGCTCCGCCTCCTCCAACACTATAAGGTTGAGAAAAAGGTGAACTTACTACAGATGTATACAAACCAAAACCTCCCGCACCACCATTACCGGCTTTAGGGGCATTACCTCCTGTTCCTCCACCGCCTCCGCCTCCTCCAGCGTACATGTAAGCTAAAAAATAATTAGTTGCTGCGTTAGCCGTATATGTTCCAGATGCTGGACCTGTAGAAACAATTTTAGGAACAAAACCTCCAGCACCCGCTGATCCACTTGAAGCTGCTGTAATTCTACCTTGCGCATCTACTGTAACCGTAGCTGAAGTATATTCACCTGCAGTTACTGCTGTGTCCGCTAATTTATCAGCGGTTACAGCATCATTTGCAATCTGCGTAGTATCGACTTCATTCGCATCAATTGCACCATTATCAATTACTGTATTTCCATTTGAAATAATACCCATAGTATCTCCTTAAATTTTTTCTAGTTTCAATCTAAATTTTTCATTAGATTTATTATTAATTAAGTATATATCTTCGGAACCTTCTTGTAAAGTCCAACTCCCTTTTGTTCCGTCAACTATATTACCCTCGGTTTTATGCTCATTATTTAAATGCAAGTCTCCTGTATAAATGTTTTGCCACACATTTCCTAAAGCCCCTAAATCGTACGTGT